GCAACAGTAATCGTAAAGCTGTTTGAGTCTGCCGCATTGCTACTTGCATCAGTGCCGCGCACAATAATTGATACAGCGCCAGCCGCTGTTGGTGCACCGCTAATCGTTGAGCCTGATAGCGATAATCCAGCTGGTAAAGTGCCTGACTGAATAGCGTAGGTGAAAGGCGTCTGTGTGCCGCTGAAGTAGCTTGCTACGTTTAAGCTAAACGGTGTGCCAACTGTTGCTGATTGCGCTGGGATGGTACCTGTGAATGTTATTGGTGTTGTGCCGCCGCCAGCGCTAGGCATAACGCCGCGATAGTCGTCTGCAATGGCAGCGCAATCCGCATCCGGTTTTTGTGTGTCGAAATAAGCAAAGTCGAATAACGTCCATGCGCTACCCGTTTGCGCATTCAGCATTGCCTCGCCGATGGTGATTGTATTGGCATTACCGTATGTGATAGCATCTGGCTCGGTGCCGACTCGACCAACTCGGTTTTGCCAGATTGCGCCGATGTCCATATTCGGCGCGCCGGAGCTTGCCGCTAGTGTTGAAAAGCGATAAACCAGAGTCAGTATATTGCCGTTGGCAACGCCAGTGGTAGTTACAGCGGTGTTTGTGTTACTTCCCCCGCTCGACCTGCCACGATAAAGGTTGCTGTCGAATCCGACAAGTCTAACTCCGCCACCACTGGCGCCGCCAGCAGTTGTTACTCCGGCAAAATCCATGTAAGTGTTAGTACCAGTTGTTGTGCGCTTAAACCTCAAGGCGATAGTTATGCCGTTCCCGTCCGTGTTTGCGTCGAGCACTTTGCTGGCAATCGCCTTTTTTAGCAGCGTATTAGCATTCATCAGCCATACAGGAACGCCACCGTCAGTGCTCAATGTTGGCGCTGTGCCGGTGACTGTAAAATCAGCGTTATCGACAATGTTTTTTACAGCCGTGTCGCCAGCCTGCGGGTAAACCTGAACTTTCAGGCCATCTGAAATCGCCATTTATGCCGCCATTTTATAAAAGTAAAGTGGTTGGTTTGTCTCGTTAATCAGCGTGAAAATTCCAAGCTTAGGGAAGTACGCGAATTTTCCAAAAGTGCCATTTGTTGTTTTTGCTGATGGTGTGACAGCATTTTCAGGGGCTACCGGCAACTGTGTTACAGACCAGTTTGATGCGATAAATGGGTTGCCAGACCACTGTAATATATTTATTTTTGTTGTTTCAGATGTGTTATCCCAAACAGCAATCCTGTTGCCGCCGATATATCTAGGCTGCATTGCGCCGTTAAGCGTAGCTCCGACGAGTGCGCCTGACATCCCTGCCGAAATATCTAATAATGCTCCAGTTGTTGGATTAAGCAGCCAGACTTTATTTGTGCGGATGCAAACAATAAAATCACCATCCGGGATGTATTCAAGTCCGCTATTGCTAGATCCATCAATCGAAGATGCGCCAAACTCCGACCAAGACGATGACGCGATATTTTGCATTGATCGTTTTGCAAATTTTGACGTACCGACCGCCTTTGCCCAAATAACATCTCTAGTCGGGTCATAGCATACACCAAGACCAGAAGTTCCAGCGCCAGCGTGGATGAAAGAGCCACCAAAATATTTTAAATCACCGTTTTTAGGATCAATAATAACAGTACTATTGTTAGAAACGGTGGCGCTGTAAAAGCTGTTGCCAAGCACGCCAATCACAAGACCAACACCGGGCACAAACGTGTGCTTATTATAACTATGGATGCTGCGCGGATACCCGTCAGCGTAAAGCCCTGTTGCCTCTGCGGCAGCCCCATCGTTGACAACAAATCCGTTTGGGTAATTGGCATTTTTGGTTCCGCTAGGCGGTCTTCTTAATTCGTATACCGGCGAATTGGAATTCAAATTAACAGCAATAAGCTCATTGCCGCCATAGTCAGTATGTCCGCCGTTTAGAACGCTTATGAATTCATTATCTACTGTGTCAGCGCTCCACCCGCACCATTTTGAACATATTGCGCTAATGCCACCAGTACCAGACCAGTATGAATTGTTTGGGTAATTAGGATTTAAGTCTGGATTATTTTTTGCGTCAATGTCCGCGATGGTGTTACCCATAGGCACAATACCCCAAGTTGATTCAGCCTGAGCCGACACCCAAGATGGCACAGCGCTAGGTGCAATCATCCCCGCGTAAATCGCGCCGCCACTTGCTGCGTTGTATGTATCGTTCATTGCAACTCCAGTAAATAAACGGCCTTCAAAGTATATGCCACGCCGAGGTAGCATTCCAGAGAATTAGCGGGACCATGTGACAAGGCGAATAAGCAGCGAAATCGGTTTATTGTTTCTAGCGAAAATTACTTTAATTGTTTGCACGTATCACCTCATATTCAGCCCGGCATGCCATTAATGCTAATCTGTTTTCGTCAGCGTATTGAGCATATTCTCCCGCTCTGCGGTCAGATGCGCCAAGCAGCTCGGCGAGCACTCTGGTATTGGTTGCGGCATTTGCGCGTTCTGCGATAGAGCTGGGATTGCCAGCTTTGGGCAATGATTTGATTCTGTCGAGTTCGACGCGCAGCCGGTCAGCTGCAGCGCGACCATCAGCGACATTGCGATCATGCTTTTCTTTAAGTTCTTTCTGCTCTTTGTAAGCATTATCAAGCTCCTGTAACAGATTTTTCTGTTTTGTAAGGGCGTCCTCAGCGGCTTTTTGATTGGCCTTGGCGTCAGCCAGCATGTGAGCATCCCAATCAGATTGCCACTTCAAATCCACTGCATAAGCGCCTATCGCCACTGCTGCACACCCGTAGAATATCAATGCAATCAGCTGCCATCTTAAGCTAATCATATGTCAGACTCGCACAATGCGCGCTCAGCGGCGCGACGCCTAACCAGTCCCATCAGCTGCTTGCCTCCGGCTGTAGTCCAGCGACTAAGCTCTTTGCATGCCCCGGCTGTATCTCCGGCGTTCAGTTTCTTTGCCATTGTTGACCCGCAAAACTTGCTGACACCGACGTTGTAGGCGAATGAAACAAAAGCTGCTTTCTGGCCTGGCGTCATTTCAGACTTGACGCATTTCATAACGCCGGCAGCATGCACAGCCAGATCGTATTCAAGCAGCGAATCACACTCTTCTTCCGTGTAAGGCAGCCCAAGCTGCGCTGTTAGCGTGTGGCCCGCGCATGCAGTAACAATGCCGACCGGATCTTTGTAGCCGCGCAGCACCATCCCCTCAAACTCAGGCACGAGTGCGCCCAACGTTGTGGCCGCTACTGCGCCAACCAATGCAATTAGTTTGCCTTTTGCCATTAGTAGTTCACCGTGATAGCGGACACATCCGCTGTGCCGTTTAGGTACACCGGCTGACCAATAGTCAAGCCCAAGCCATCAGATATCTTTAGCTCGTCCACAACCGCTTGCAGCACTATCAATCACCCGGCAAAAATGATTCAAAATGCGCTATGTCGTTGAAATTGTAGCCGGTCATTGCCACCGGGTTCTCTGGGTCTGTCAAGTCGTGCATCAGGCCGATTTCATCATAAACCATTTGTCTTTCTCCGCATATTTTCTACGACTTCGCCCATAGTACCGTCAAAGCTAGACACAGATTGCAACTGCCGACTGTGGCGCTGCAGCCACACTAAACCAATTGAAATTAATAACAACTTTGCTTTGATAAATGTAACCATTCTTGTCACCTTTTAATAGTTAACAATAATTGAAGATATTCCGCCTTCGCCGTTTAATGCTAACGGCTCACCAGGAGTTAAACCGCTCATTCCAGTTACATTAACCCACGTCATAGATAAACTACTTTTTGTTGTGTCTAATGTTGGGGTTTTCCCAGCACCGCTGGTTGCAGCCGCACCTGTTGATATTCTCATTACAGTGAAACTGTTTATAACGGTTATTGATACAGGTATAGTCGGACTTCGAGTTTGCAATTTAAAGATACCTGTTGTTGCAGATGTTGCGTACCCGTCTGCAATCCAAGAACCGCCTAATCCTGTCCTAAACTCATTAGGCTGTATCTTAGCTGCGATTTGTCGCATCCTCGGAACGCCATCCCCATTGTGATACCAACCCCCTACAGCAAGGCCGTAAAAGGCAGCGTCGGCATCGTTTTTGTATTGTGGCAGTATATTAAACATTCCAGAAAATCTGACAGTAGGGTCTCCCAGTGTCCAAACATTATCAGCACCGGCATACCAACGTTTAAAGCGTGGGTCTACCACTAAGCCGCGAATAAGCTGGCCGGGGTCACTATCGCCATTACCGTCACGAACACGAATCACACCCATCCATTCATTAGGTTCTTTAAACTCGGCTTCAAATGCAGCAACGACTTGGTAAGGTTGAGTTTCATTCGTAGTTCCTGCCCGGACAGCAAAACCGCACGAATCACCAGCAGAACCAGAGATAGTTTTATTCAACTGAACAGGGTACTTGGCCTGAGTATCTTCACCCTGCAGCGCATTAACATTCAGAAACCGGTTGATGGTCTGACCCCAGTTAATATTGTTGCCGCCGCCGCCGTATACGTTGTTTAGAATGCCGCCGTATGCAATATTTTGGTTCGCGTCCGCATGGTAGTAGTTGCCAGCGTATCCTTTGAACCACAGTGAACCTTCTGTGTTGCCCTCGTTAAAGTCGCCGCCGAAAATATTTACATACCGGCAGCGGGCCACGGTGTCAGGTTCCACCACAGCGTCATCACAGAACATGCCGTATTTAGCGTTGCCCTCGGTCAGGCAGTTAATAACAGTCGTCCACCATGTACGACCCAAATAAATACCGTGACCGCCATTTTGATAGCTGAAACAGCTGTCTAACTTGCCTGCGTTAGCGTCAGCGCCTCGACCTTCCCCGCCGATACCGCCAGGCACAGTGTCAGACCAGCCGTCATGCACGCCGATTCCGTCGTCGCCGTTTAGGGCGCAGATAACCTTGCTCAGATTGAAGCTATTGCAGTTTTGGTATGCAGAATCCTTGCCTATGCGAACACCGCTCCCGCCGCACTTCCCGATAAAAGCCTGTTCTATAGACACACTATTGCCATGAATACGAATGCCATCACCGGTATTCCCAGCTTCCCCCAGAATCCCGCCTCCAGACCAACGGCAATTCTCTGTCATAGTGACAAGCGCTCCAGATACTGAGGCAGGTTTTAGCAGGTAGCTAGATGGTAGCTGGCCGACGGTATTACCAAGGCCACCCATGAATCGAATTGAGCTGCCCAGCGGCATTGTAAAAGGCGCGTCAATGCGGAGTATTAATCCAGGTGGGATTACAGCGTCCCCGTAGTTTTCGAGGACTTCAAGCAGTTTAGGGCCGTCATTGACAATGCCATCACCGACTACGCCAAGCTCAACCACAGTGCGCAGACCGCTTGCCTGATTTTGAATCACCAAAGACCATGCTGCGGCTGAGATCCCGCCGGAAGATTCTGGCGTGCTGCTCGGGAACACTACCTTTGGCAGCGCACCATTCCATCGATACAGCGCGCCGGTGGCTGTTAGCCGCAGCACCTGATTTCTGGTGTTGAGCGTTGCACCTAATTCAAAGCTATCAACAACCTCGGTAGGGCTTAGGCTTTCTGTCAGGTCTTTGATTGATAGTTTTTTTGTAACACCAGATTGCACAATTGGCACAATGTCTGTCAGGTTTGTGCCAAATGCTGCTGGCAATGCGCTTATTTTGATCATAAAGATCCGCCTTTTTCGGCTTCCAAAATGATGCCGCTTTGTGTCTCTATAGTTTTGCTTGATTCTGTCAGCAATGGACTGCCGCCAACCTCTCTATTTAGCGATATTCGACAAGAATAAATAAAAATGTTTCCAATGGTGCTTACTAGTTGTGGTGTTCCACCATCAGCAAAAGAAGCGGTTTGCACCGTGAGGCCGTATTCAGTCCATAGTGACATAGAAAATGTGGCGCCAGATAACACTGCGAAATCATCGGAAATTAACCACGAGCGAAATGCTAAGGCGTCAGACTGGTTTTTTGCCACAATCTCAAAATCGAAATATACCGGAACGTCGTCGCTAACTATCTGCACAAAGTAAGGTCCGGCGCTTGGTTGTGATGCAATAAAACGCTGGCCCTCGCTGCGCGAATACCCATTCTCTCGCACGACCAAATAGCTTGGGAAAGTGTAATCTGCCATTATCCAGCTGCATCCATTTCGTACATTGAATCATTATACTCAATCAGCGTTATTTCGCACTCCCTTAGTTCATTTGGCCGGCTGCGGCCGTCAAAGATAAAAGTCGATGCGTCAAAATCGTTATTGCTGGCGATCACGTACCGGCTACCAAGTTGCTGTTTACCTGTTGGCAGGTACACACCGGTCAGGCCAACAGCAGTAAACCCGAAAATATTTCCGTCGCCACGCGCATATGCCCGGACACTGTTTGACGTGTTGCCGTCCTCGTCTGTGACATACACCCAGTATTGCACACCAACTTGCGGAGTGAACCGCTCCGATGTTGTGTATACATCGCCGTACACGCCGATGATCTCGCCGCTGAACAAATCACCGTCGTACATATCGACCCAATCAACCCTCGCGCCTTTTTGCACATATAGCGCGTCGTCCAACGCGGTATCCGTCACAGTAACTGACTGATAAACCAGCCGACGCACTTCCAGATCCGCCCGGTTAGTCGCCTGCAGTACGTTGCGGCACCCGGTCAGGTCAATTTCAAGCGGTCGCACGCCTGAACCCGGCAGTATAGACCCGGTGGCCTGGTCAATTTTACGTTTAATCTGTGCAGACGCATTTTTGTCCGGGTCAACGTATTTGATGATTACACTGTCATAGTCTGCTGGGCGGCGGAATGACTGGACGTACCGGTGACTGGCGCTTTTCAAGTTGCGCCGGTTGAACATTGTGGTTTTTACGTACTTCCTTTCATCACGCACAAACGTCCAGATCAGGCCGTCATTCCATGGGATCACGCGGGCGCAATTGCACGCGGCGTTAACCCGGTCCCGCGCCGACGCGTCCCGGTTGTCGAACGTAAAATCAAAGTAGCCTAGCTGTGGGTCTGGTAGCGACTCTTGGATGCCAAACAGCGCGTCTGTATCGATATATTCAATTGGTACGCCCATACGCTCATAAAGCAGATAGAACACATAATCAGCAAAACTTCGCGTTGGTGAATATGTTGACGAGTAAACGCCAGTTTCGTTGTTGTACGTGCGAAGCTTTCTTGTGACAGCCGCGTTGACTTTGTCACTTCCGCCAGATCCGCCACCGGTCTGCTGCGTAACTCTCCTGACATCAACTGTTGTTACAAAACCAAAATCAGCAGTGTATGGTGTGACTGACTCAAGACGCTCCAGCTTTAGAATATCCAGCGCGTTTTCGCCAATTGAGGCGGTTATGCGGCTTACCTTAACGCGGAACTCACCTGGTGATGACAGGCCAAAATCAGAGTTAACAACAAATGTTGCAGCTTGAGGCTGCTGAGTCTTTCCGGTGAATGTGCATCCACGCTCATAAATAACGCCTGTCGGGACTCCACCAACCAACCTTTCGACAGTTATTACAGCGGATACGCTGGCAACCTCTCCATCGCCAGATCTGATACCAGTCGGCATGATTAGGTGGGCTCTTACCTCTGTTATGTCATTACCTGGCAGTGTGTACCACAACTGCCCAGGCTCAAACTCTGTATTGGTGATGGTGCCGCCAACAATCCTCGCCGTGTCAGCAATTCCTGTAACGTCAACGCTAAAATAGTTGTCACCGACAAAAGTTACAGTAAATTCTCCTGATATGGTGAAAAACGAATCATCTGACAAAATCACATCAACATTTACGCTGACCACATTTGAAACAGAAAGATTCAGCTGACTTATTGCCACAAAGCCTATTTCAAAGTTTGTCTCAGTAACGAACCCAAAGGTAGTGTTCACACTTGTTGATCCAGCGCCCGGAGGGTAAAGCTCTGTATTTTCAGCGGCATCAACAGCTCTGACGTTTATCAAATCGGCAGGCATTGATCCAGGCTCGTACACCGTTACAGATGATCCGGGAATGTCATTTAGAGGAGTGTCGCCATTTTGCCACTGAGATATGTCGTAATAGCCGTAGCCAATGCACATAATCTCGCGAAACACCCGGCGCCCCGATGCGTTGTATGTGTAGTACGACGGCTGCACAAAATCGGGGTAGCTGACCACTTGGCCAGCAATGTCTGGGATCGCTTGGTTTGGCCTGAAACTGTTAGAGCTGGCGTTTAATTGGTTGTTTGACGCCGCGCCGCCGTCAGATGTTGGCGTTTTTATTGATGGCATTAATGCGCGGGCCAGCACGTAAGAGCCAACCACAACCGCCGCAATCAAAACCCACGTGAACGGGTCAAATCCGGCCGGACGGATCATGATGCAAACCATGTCGAACTCACCGACCTGGATATCAATTGCAGAATCCAGATCATCAGCGCTGCCAGCTTTTGTTGTGTCCGCGATGGTGATACCGTTCAGCGTGATCAGGCAGTGCAGACCATCAAAAGCGGCAGGCTCGTTATCCGCCAGCCAGTCCAATAGATTGCCGTTATGGCGGTGCTGTTCGCAATTTGTGATCCGCGCAGGGTCTCTCTGAATGCGTATCAAGGCCATTAAGCTACTCGCTCAAAATATTTTACAGTGCTGTATGCGCGCTGGATAAGCCGAACTGTGTCAGCAGCTACAGAGCCTTTGCCATCTTTGCCGCGCGCGTGTACGCACAGCAGGCCGGCCCCGACCGCCAGCAGAACGCGGCCGACGTGCTCCATGTTACCGGATGGCGAGTAGCAGCAAAAAACCGCACCATGTTTTGGCCCGGTCAGCTCAACCCAGCGCCCGCTTGATTGCTCAGACGCTCCAGCAGTTTCTATTGGCTCTCCAGTGTCATACCCGGCAACAGGCTCAATTTCAACGCCATCGATGCGTCGATAGCTATCAACCACAAGACCCCAGCAGTCAAAAGCATCAGGACCGTCTGCGCGGTCAATCCATGGCTTGCCGACCACTGCATTAATCCAGCTAATTGGCGTCATATGTTCTCCGCTGTGCCTGGGAATCGTTCGGACGTGTAAAGCTCCGCAATGTTGCGATCTGCCGGGTTATCCTGCTCAATGCTGAGCACCACGCCCTCCGCCGTCATAGTAACCGACCGAATGAAAAGCCGCATTACAAAAACTGGTGCTGACTCTTGGCCGGCGATATACTCGCGCAAAATGACCTCTCCAGTTTTGGCCCGGTCAAGCCCGCGAATTGATTTTAGCAGCTGTTTGACTTGCGTACCGACCCGACCCAATTGCACGTCAGCTGACACAAGATTTTCGTTCTGCTCTGGCTGCTGGTATTCAAAGTTGCCGCCGGTAAACTCTACCTCTGCACCAGCGTTCCTTGGCGCGGATGCCTCAAGCGTAAACAGTTTCGGGTCTATCCGCCCATTAACAAAGCGAAGCAGCACGCCTGCCGGGTGATAAATCTCGATTGTCTTGTAGTATCGCACCCGCTCTTTTGTCGCAAAAAACCGGCGCCGCGTCATTGTCATGATGATCTATTCCCCGCAGTTGTGTTGCGCGTAATGGCGCTGTGTATTTCGCCACGCTGCGAAATATTGCCGACAACAATTTTTATCACTTCCTGCGCCGTCACGCCTGACCCTTTCGTTTGTCTCTGCACGTCGACATTATCAGAACCGTAATTCTCAACCACTACAGAGATATTAACGCCCTGGCCGCCACCGGTAAGATCTCCGTTTGGTATTACTGTTCCATTCCCGCCGCCAGTCCACAGATAAGTCTTGCCTCCCATCTGCAGCGCTTCAGGCTTGCCGTTCTCCATAAACGGATACATCATGCCGCCTGACACCGGGCCGCCATACAGCTTGCCGCCACCCATGCCGGCCAATGTCTGACCTGCCATTATTGCGACAGAAGTATAACCAATGCCACGAATAAACTGCGAGTATGGCAGACCAGCTACAGGGCCAAGGCCGAACGGTGGCGGGGCAATTGCGGTTGCAGCTGCCAATTCAATCTGCAAAACAGCCATAGCAATCGCTGCAGCCTTTTGCGCTAAAAATGCCGCCTTAAATGCGGCAGATTCTCGCCCCTTCGATCTTTCTATTGCATCTGCGATATTGCCGAACACATTCTCAGTAAGTGACAAAGACTGATTTAGCAAGTTCTGCTGCGTCTGGAGACGCTGCCCTTCTTCAGCTTTTGTTATTTCGGTCAGTCTAAGCTGATATGCTTGCTCTGCAGCGATGCCGGCCTCTGTCTTTCTGGCTTGCTCCATGCTTTCAAGGTTGTTAAATTCCTTGATTACGTTTAATCTTTCCTCAAGTTCCCGCCTTGCTCGCTGGGCTGGGCTTTCAAGATCTTTTGAAATTCCTGAAATAGTTCTGTCGTAATCAGCTTTTGCCCGCTCTTTTGCGTTCAGAATTTGCAATTCCGCCTGCAGTTCCCGGTCAAGTTCTGCGCGCGATTCACGCTGAAACTCTACTTGCTGCCTCTTTTCCTCAGTTCTCGATTTTTCTATTTGCTCAAGCTGATAATATTTAACGATAAGATCGTCAGTTGTTTTATCAAGCATTTCGCCAGCTTTCAGTCCAATAGCCTGAGCAGCCGCCATCCTTCTTGCTGCAAGATCTCCTTCTGTCATCCTGGTTATTGCGACTTTTAATTGATCCTGCAAACGTTCTGCGGCTGTCGCACCGTTGTTGATGTCTTCAGCAAATTTTTCAGTTGCCAATCCAGTAGTGGTTACTTTGCTTAATTCATTCAGTATTTGAGTAAATGATTCAGCGCGCTTCTTGGCAACTTCAAGCTGCTCCGCTGTCTTTTTGATCTGCTCAGGAAGTGATGTTGTAACATCAAGATCTTCACCAAGCAGACCAGTTGTTTTCAGCTTTTCAAGTCTATTTGTTAGCCGCGTAACCTCTTCTGCGCTATTCTGGTATGCAGTAGCAACTTTACCAATTTCAGCCTGCGCAAACTCAGCACGGCTTACCTCGTCCAGTTGTGCATATTGTTGTTCTACCGCATCAAGGTATTTTTTCAGCTCGTCAGGTAACGCACTCATTGAGCCTTTTGTTTTTTCAATGCTGTTATAAAGCACGCCACCAATTGCTGCAGCCAGAGAAACAATGACGCCAATCAGAGGCGCGCCTAGGACAATACCCAAGTCTGCGCCCTGCTGTGAAAGTGCTGTGAGTGCGCTAGTGCCGCCCTGCACCTGACCTACAAATTGCTGGAACTGAATGCCGGCCTGCGCAAATGATCCACTCATATTGCTACCAGCTGCGCGAACTGCTGATGCCGTTTTTGTTAAATTTATACTAACGCCTTCAGATGTTTGCTTAATTACTTTATCCGTTTGCGTGAAATCCTGCTCGACTGAACGCGTTGTTTTATCCACTGCAGTCTGCAGCCCTGCCAATCCAGAAAAATCAACATTCACGCTATACGTGACTGATCCAACGGAATTATCTGCCATGCTTAGCCCCTAACTTAACAGGCCGGCGCGGGCCAAGGTTTTTCATGTGGATGGATGCCGCCGCTGCCTTTGCCGCTGTATCTTGCACAATATCATCAGGAGGCAAGATCCGCTGTTTGTCTTTTTGACTAATTGGGAATTGCATATCTATTGCCGCTTGAAATTCGATCATGGTCATGTTCCACGCATCTGATGCTGATTTGCCAAGGCCGTTCGGTGCCATTGCAAGACCGACAAACGGCATCACGTCAAAAGGCGAGTCTTTATCTTCAATGGCGGATTGATTCATTTTCCCCAGCTCTATACGCTCGCGGGATGGCTTGCCGTACATGCCTTGTTTCAGCAGGGCGTAAGCTAAAGAACACACAGCAGCAATCGTCATGTGTCCAGGCTTCCACTTCACGCCGCCTTTTGTGATTGCTGGAACTATTACGCCGGTCAACTTTTCCGGCAACGGCTCGCTGGCCATTTCATCAAGAACTCTGGCGCATAATTGAATATCAATCGGCGCTGGCGTTATGTCCGCAGAAGCCTGTGCAACGCATTTTGCTGCAGTGTCGAATGCTTCCTGAACATCTTGGATTTGCTGCAGATTGAAGAAGGAAGGGCGCAAAACGTATTCTCTGCCGTTCCAGTTTATGCCGACTTCGCCGATGCGCGTATTTGCTGCCATAGTCACCCCGTTTCACCTGCTTCATTATTGCGCATGCCGCACAAAAAACAAAGGGCGCATGCAGCGCCCTTGTCATGCTTCAGCAGATTAAGCCGTAATGGTGACTGTAATTACTGCAGAAACTGAGTGATTGATTGCACTGGTTACCGTCACAACATAAACGCCAGGCGTTGTTGATGTAAATGTGATCGTTCCTGCAGCCGCTGTAGCTGTAAGGCCTGTTTTATCTACAGACAAGAACACATCTTTTTCAACAGTGCCAGGCGTGAACGTTAACACCACTGTATTGCCAGATGAAGCGCCTGAAGCTTGTGTATGCGTAGTTGATGCTGGAACCATTGTGAATGATGGAACATCTGTGAAAATCGGCACGGCCACAGCTTCCCATTCAACAGAATTTGAGCCTTCAGCATCATACGGTGCATCAAGGCTGTAGCTGTTGAACATGGCCTGAATTTCAATAACTTCAACGCTGCCGGCTTCGTCAGGGATAACCATTTTGATCCAGCAATCAGCCTGCGGAGTTTGCATGATGTACTGGCGCAAAGTTTTGATATTATCTTCGCGCTTTGCTACACCATCAAAAGACCCAGTGATTTCCGTGAATGTCTGGATTTTTTCGCGGAATGAGCCGGCGCTGCCTGCTGTCGTCACATCAATAGAATCTTTAGATACGCTGATGCCAGTGCCGCGACGCCAGCCTGCAAAAACGTAATCATCCGGATCTGGCGCAACATCAGAGCAGCCCAAAAAGTAATAAACTCCAACCAACTTGCCGGCATAACCGCCGCTTGTGCAATGACCCATTTTTATACCCCTAATTTAACAAAGTGAGTTTGACAAGGCCCGGACAGTTAATCCGTAACCCTTGCGGCCCTGGCTGTCAAAGTATGGGCCATCAACGCCGGATATTAAGGCAAAATTAAATATCTTGCCATCGTACCCGCCAAGGTTGCGCAGAATCAGTTTTTTCACTGATTCCGCATCACTCATGCAGGCTTTCACCTGTGCCGGCGTCGGATTGCATGGCGTGATTAAATAAAGAGTTATTACATCCTCAGACACATGAATGTCAGCACCAGCAGATGAAGAGTCAGACTGCAGTATTTTGCTGGATTTGTTTTTAAACGGCGCTGCGGCATCGTCGCGGAATGGCGCCGACTCATAACCTGTTATTGCGCCGCTGCCAAGTATAAATTCACGCGTTAGATCTGCTACTTGGCTCATATTCTCATAGTATCCTGAAATGCTGCCTGAACTGATTCTTTTGCCTCTTCAGCGCCGATAAGCAACCAGCCTTGCCTTGCTGATGGATTGAAGCCGCCAGACATGCCGCTTGCTGGGTAATTCTTTGCGCTCATTCTCATGGCTCTATCTTCTGGTGTCTGAGGCTGCCATCCATCCATCTTGCCGCCAGGCTTTGGCGAGTGCAGCGGCAGCGCGTATGCCTGAGCGTATGCAATCGTTGCGGTCGTTATCATGCTGCCTGCATCTTCTGACCTTTTGATAGTTACGCTATTTTGCAGCGCGCCAGTATCCAGCGGAACATATTCTTGCGCCCGGTTTTTAATCAAACTGGCTGCAATAAACGCGAACTTTTTCGCTGTTCCTTTGCGGCCTGCAATGAAAAACTTTGCTGAATTTGTTGTTTTTACGGACACCTTTCACCGCCAATTTATTGACTGATTAGCGTCAAATTATTGGCTAGTTTAGCGCCGTTTCTGGCCGGTGGCAAACTTGTGCAATTCGGCTTGATTTATCCTGATTCGTGCTTTACATTGTGAGTTATGGTTAATTATATTTATTTGGTGGCGTATGACAGTTGTCAAAGTCAGAATCAAGAAAACTTGCCAGGTTATTGGCGTTAAAGAGTGGAATAACGGCTATACAGACGCCTGAGGCAATTTCTATGCGCGGGCAGAGGTTGAATTTTTGGAGCCGGAGAGGTTATGAAAAACGGAAGAGATTTCCCGCGCGGGCGGCAGGAAGTTGAGTGATGGAACTGGCAACACTAATAATAATGGCAGCACTGCTGGTGATGCTAATTCTAGAAGAACCGTTTTTAAATTCGCTGGTGATAGTGATTGGCGGCCTGTTGTTCATCGTTTTCATCTGCACATTTGCGGCACTTTTTTGGAGCGTTTTATCATGAAAAACCCTAATGGATTATCAGTGGCCGACCTGCTGGGCAATTGGCCAAAATCCATAATGCGTAGCAAGTCCAAGCAGCCTCGCACTGTGGCGGTGGTAAGCAGCAATAAGCGGCCAGTTATCGTCAGCTGCGTTAATGGCAAGGTATCAATGCGGTGGGCGGACTGATGAACACCTCAAAGCACTTGATTGCTGCAATATCTGAATGGCAGACCCGCAACTGCACTACGGCGCTGCCAAAGCGCCTGATTGCCACTGCCGATGTGATTCAGGATCTGCAGCGACAGAATGCGATACCGTAGTTTTTGACGGTTGTTTATTGCGAAGGTGATAAACGGTTAAATGTTGAGTGAAACTTATCAGTTAAGTGATTTACCCGGTGTAAACCAGATAATCAGCCGGTCCGCGCAAAGTGGTTCCTGCTACAACTTTCCGAACCTGCATTGCATCAGCTGGTAAATCTGTTGGCGCAACTGCATCAGCCGCAAACAGCTTGATATAGTCGCCGACTTTTGGCTGCACAGCCAGGCTAAACACGCCTGACGGCATAAACTCTTGCCCGGCATTATCCCGCTGCAATCTGCCGTCTGTGATGAACTGGCATGCTACATCATGCGAAGCGCTGTACGTGTCGCCGTATCCGTCTGTTGATGGCGCAGCAGTCCAGATAACGCAGCGGGATTTGCGAAAGCGGGATGCGGAGAAGCTCATTGACACCGCCGACCAACTGAAAACACCTGAATGTCAGACACGTTGAAAATAGCCTCAATGCAGGAAGCGCCAGGCATCGATTTAAGCATCATGCCCCACTGAGTCGAGTCCAATCCTTTCGTCGCGGCTGGTGCGGAATACGACACTGAATCGCCAGTCATTGAACGTTCTGACGTCACCTGCCCGCCATTCATTAGCGTTAACTGGTGGCAGCATGCGTAAATCTTCAGCAGCTTTTGCTGTTCCTCTGTGACACCTGAGCCGGCCAGGCAAGCATCAGCGGCATCGATGGCATTGATCACCGATTGCACCACGTTGTCAGATTTTCCGGATGCGTAAAAGTCGTTTACATCGCTGACCGTGATAAGTGCGCTCATTCTTGCGGCTCCTCTTTAGCTGCCCGTCGACGCTCTTTCCAGTCCATATATTTTCCGACAGCAATAAAAAACCGCTCTACTATCAAAAGCAGCACGGCTATTGCAGAAAGAAAATCCATCCAGGGGATTGAGGCGAAAATATCAAAGATGAAGTAAATCGGATCGACAAGCCATGATGGCAAATTAGCGTGCAGAGTATCGCGCAACTGATAGACCGCACTGGTTCCGCCGGCATATGTCAGCACTTTATGCTGGATCGTTTGCATGTATGCGCCGGTATCATCGGTTACGGTCTGAATTAAGTGCTTTACGCTCTCTCTCACGGTTATCGGCTCTGATTTGTTTAATGCGTTGCCAGCGATTATAGATTAGCCAGCCGGCAATTCCAAGGGCGAACAATTCTGACACGCTGCCGCCCTCCCTTCCAAATGAGGCAGTACAGGATAAAAACATCTAATCCGTTGATAAGCCAAGGATAGCACAGGTAAAAAAGCGTTTCCGTTTCGGTTAAAATAAAATCCAGCGCGGACAACCAATTAAGGCAGGCAATGCAAATCAGCGCATTACGGACATTTGATAAAAGTCTGATATTTATGGCGGCGTTGGTCGAATATAGGGCTGCAGCAAGGCAGTAGTACAGGACCGGATTGTAATTAAATGTAGCAAACAGCCATTCGCCGGCCAGCGTAAACGCGAGGATAGCCAGCGCTTGCCGGTTAATGAAAAAAGCCGCAACAAGTGCGGCTGTCTTTAAAATCTGAAATGCTTCAACGCTTAGTATGTCGATTGCCATTGCTATTCGGCTTAACTGGCTTTTTTGGCGGTTGTTGGGCTTGAGCCATTTTGTTTCCCTTCCTCTTTGATTAAATATTGAAACGATTTAACTATCAGCAGCACTACCAGATAAATGATAACCGGCATCACATATTGCCAGTTTAACGACTTTTCTGCTTCCCAGCTACGGGCAACGATAAACAGCTTTTCTGTGGCATAACCAAAGCCCAGGATAATGCCAAGCGCGATAATGACGATATTGTGCAGATGGTTCATACAATCTCCGTTTGTTAATTTGTTTGGCCCTAAGCGCCCCGGCGGGCAAATCCGGTATGAAGGACTTTCAACCTTGGCTACACATTGGCCCGTTACTCAGTCCGCTACAACTGCACTGGAGGACTGCAAGCTAAAACTGCGGCTTCGATGTGGTGACGAATTAAAACGCGACAACCAGCGGCAACATCCTGTCAGCCTCGCCGCGCGAAATGGCAATGAACTGGCAGCCTCTGCGACTGCGCTTATCCGGAACCCCTTCGGGATAACTTCACGCCTGACGCGCTCATTCAGCTCATTGGTTTGGTGTTTGTATTGCCCCTACTAAGCCGCAGCTGTTTCGGCACTAGCGCAAAACACCAAACCAATAAAATAAAGTCGGGCAGGTTTTGTCAATCTGGCACCAGCAGGCGAATTCAATTCCTGCCAGATCCGATTCAAGCAGCCATGCCACCTGCTGTGTTGCGTAAAACATAACCGCAAACACTCACCATGTAAAGCTATCGGTGCAAATTATTTTCTTTATTCGCCGGCATCGGCGCTGGCGGCACCTGGCCCGGCAATAAACATGCGCTTTTGACGTAGCAATAAACCACTCCTGACACTCTGTGCACTGGCGCAACTGAGCGCCACAGTATGTGCACTTTCCTTTGTTAGTGACGTGCTTTTGTGACATTCCTTGCCTACTCTGTTTTGCCGCAACTGGATCAACTATACCCCTTTTACGCCGCGCATTCCGTGCGGAGCTGAAATAAGAGGCGAAAAGAAATGGCTACATTTAACGAAGATATAGTTGGCGGGCGCGGCATGGGCTTTGGCGGCGGAGATGGCACAGCTATGGGCCTGATCTTGGGCTTGCTGGTCGGAAACCGCGGCTTGTTCGGCAATAACAATGACAACGGCCGTGACTGCCGCGACTGTGTGACCAACGAGTCACTGAATCAGCAAACACTGGGCGACATTAAGGCGTCAGTACCTCTGGCAGAAGCTCAGACTCAACTGGCAATGGCTGGTTTGCAGGCATCATTGTCAAGCCAAGCAACGCAGGACACGCAATATCTGAGCACTCAAAATCAGGCATTGGCGCTTGCGCAAGCAAACATTGCCGCGTCACTGGCCCGCGACATTGCCACAGTCGACACCAACGTAGACCGGCAAAGCACAGCTATTCAGCAAGCTATTTATGCTGACGGCGAGCGCACCCGGCAGTTGATCACCAGCAACCGGATCAGCGATCTTGAGCAGCAGTTAACCGTTGCACAACTGGGTAGTGCAGAACAGCGCGCAATTAACCGGGAGATCACCAACACCAACACGATCACCATTGGCATGAACCAGCAGCAGTCGCAGCAACAGCAGCAGATGCAGGCGCTGCAATGGCAGCTTAATCAGCTGTGTGGTGCGTTTGGACAGGTTGCGCGTGCGACTAATAGCCAGGTCGTTGTTGGCTCCACCGGTGTGGGCGCAAATCAGACCGCCAATCCGACAAACGTGGTGGCCTGATCATGCGAATTGAATTTGACAGTGATGATACACTGGTGATCATGCCGGAAAACTCTGTTGAAGCTATGGCTCTGAAGTATTGGGCCAAAGAATACGCAGAGCACGGCGACAAAGTGCTGGAGGTGTCCACAGATGTTGTACATCGACTACCCGGAACCGCCAACTAAACCGCCGCCAGATGATGACGATTAAGCGGAAATAAAAAAGCCCCTTTTTATCGGGGCTTTCTCTTTTGCCTGTGTCGGCTTAACTTCTGCTGCGGCGTGCTGGCTTTTCGGCCTCTGCTGGCTCCGCTTCGTCAGCTGGCTTTTCGGCCTCTGCTGGCGTTGCAGTGATCAGCTGAAGCCGATGCAGCATGCCTTGGTTTGGCATTTCTTCAAACTCGACTTCCTGGCCAATTTCATACGGGATGATTTGACCGGTAACCACGAACTTAAAAGCCATCGCTTACCCCTTAGCTTGACGCGTAAGCTACCGCAGATTTTCCGGTTGCATCTTTGCGGATCTCCAGACCGACAGCGTTTGCAGCATAGAAGCTGAATTTGCTGTTGAACATCTGGCGCGGGACCGCATAAGTACCAGTTGCCATGCCGACCAGTGGACGGATATACATTGAATCCAAACACAGGGCGATCACCTGGTTGCCGGTCAGGCTTGCATCTTCTTTGACGCCTGCAACGCCTTCCAGTTTGCGAACCATTTCCAGCACTGTCACGTTTGAGCCGTTGGCGCTGTTCCATGCCTGCTCTAAGTTAGACAGAATGGTGCGCGAAACGTAGAACGTGATCTGACCCATAACTGCGTTTGTGATTCGCAACGAGTCGCGGATCGACTGGAACGCTTTACGGATAGCAACGCCATCGTTCGAAGTACCTAAGTTGATGTTCAGGCCGCCAGCGCCCAGATCAATCGGCAGCGTGTTCGGGTGGTTTTTGACGCCATAACCCGGCTTTTCGTTGAACACTACATTAGTGTCGCCGTTGTAGATGTAATCAGCCAGCTTGTTCTGCAGGTTGCGCGTTGAGTTGGCAGAATCGTCAAGCAGGCCGTCAAAGCCTTCAGAACGCATGCCGGCAACTTCGCGGAAATCGCGTGACCAACCAACAGTGTGCACCGGAACAATGTTGCCATCGTAGGTATACGGCGTTTTGTCAACCAGGATGTCGGTATCACCTGAAACTGAGGACTTGGTATTGCCAGCATCTCCGGCGATCCGGTACTCAGCAAAGATTTTGCCGATATCCAGTGACTTAGCCAGCGGCATTAAATCCGTCAGTAAAGTTAAGTTTGGCTGGCGCATCAGTTGCGATGTGTTTGCGTCCATGTCGCGCCATACGTCAGCCGGGATGCGGCCTGAGTTGGTGCGGAACTGCTGTGCAAGGTTATCTTCTTGCATGTTGAACGCCATACGCTGGTTCTGCAGCATAGCCCATTGCTTTTGCATCTGTGCCGCGTTGGCGGAGTTGGCTTTCAGTGCAGCCTTGCTAAAAATAAAGCTCATTTGTTACCCCTTAGCTTGCGCGGCCATAGTTAGCCATGCGTACGCGCACCAGAGTGTCAGCAACCGTTACGTTGATGATTTCCTGCACGTAAGCGACGATTTCTTCAGTGCCGTCAGTCAATGCGACACGAACCTGGCCTGATGCGTTAACCGTCAGCGGTGTGTCAACTGCTGTATAGTTAGCCACAGCAGAGCGAACATGATACAGCTCGCCAGCACGTGGATAGAACGCGCCAACTGAATCGCCAGACGCCCACAGATCATAGATTCCGCCCTGTTTTGGCGTGTTCAGATCTGCGATATACAGTGCACCAGCTTCGCCGTTAGTTGCTGTTGGAACAAACAGACCGGCTGTTTTATTCAGCAGGTGGCCTGGTTTGATTGTCGCAACTGCGGTTTTGCACTCTTCTTTCAGTGGGCGGTTTTCAATAGTGCCAGCCCAAACGGTATTCTTAGCCATTTCTGATACTCCTTACTCTGGCATTTCGGCAGGCTGTTCGCCGGCTGAATTGAATTGATAGGCGCCACGATTCAGGCCATAAGCCGGAACCACAGTTGCGGCCAGCTTATTCAGCACAGTTTCAGGCATCTGGCTCAGCTCGTCTTTGGTATAGACGGAGTTTGCCGCCATGATTTGACCGATCACTGCATCTTTAGCAGCCTGGGCCTGCGCTTGCGCGTTGGCTTCAAACTGAGTCAGTTTATCGTTCAGCGGTTTAACTGCAGCGTTAACGGCAGCGGTGATTGCGTTGGTTAAGTCGGCATTTACTACCGGCTCGCCCTTTGGTTCTGGCTTCGCGGCCAGTGCGTTTGTCAGCTGCTGCGTCAATTGCTCGTCAGTTGCGGTTTCGTCAACTTTCTGGCCGTTGGCTTTCAGCATGCCGATCACTTTATCGCGTGATAACATGGATGATTCCCCTGTGTTTAGTGTGTCGCGTTGGCCGCGCCCGCTTGAATTGTCGTCAATTTTCTGACGGTTTGCAAATAAATCAGTCAAAGTCTTGACGGAGTTGACAAGTTTCTGCAGTAGCGAATCTTCTGCGCCAAACTCAGCAACAACTTCATCGATGTTCACAACCATAGTTTCGGCGCCGTTAAACTTCATCTTTGTGGCATCGCCGCCGGCTGGCTCTTCGCCGTTTTCGAGCATGGCCAGGTGATTGTACCGCTGCTCTGTGGCTACGTTGTTCACGACGTTTGTATAAAGCCCGGTGCTAACGCCGATTTCTTCTTTGTTGGTCAGCCGGTCGAAATATGCCTGGCCATTGTCCTGAGCCTGCAGCAGCGACTTTTTGATGTCGATATCAACCATATTGATCTTGCCGACCTTGTAACGCTTGGTCACTACGCCGCCGCTGAACTGGTTCTGCAGCGCCTGCGGTGAGTAAGCGTCAATCGGGTGGCCTTTATCGTCAAACGGATGGCGCAGAGTTACAACGCAATTCACCAGGCTGTCTAAGCCTTTCTCGTTTTCGTCTGCCGGGTAAGTAATGCCATTCATCACGGCCCCGTCAACGACTACCGGGACGCCACTGATTAAGAATTTATCCGGCGTTTCGCTGATTTGCGTTTTCTTGATGTTGGTCTGGAAACTGATGTGCTGTTTCATTTTTAGCCTCGCGTCAATTTGTTGGCATTATGCGCCAGAATTTTGACTGTCGCAAATTCACTCAGTCAGGCCGAAATATGTTTTGCGCTGCTTGATCAGTTTTTCCTGCAGGCCAGAATCATACATCTGACCTTTGCTATCAAACAGAACTTCAGATGCTTGGCAATAGCAATTAATCTTATTTGCACCTTCAGCCCACCAATCAGCCTGCTCCTGGATTGTATAGACTTTACCGTGTCTCTCGGCGTGCCAAGGCCGTGTTGTTGGCAACAGCGCTGACCGGTGCATCACCTTGATGTCTAAATCGTACCGCTTGGCCGCCTCTTCAGCTTCTTGCTGGCGCGCCGTCCGGTATGCGTTGTTTACTTCAGTTCTGGCGATTGTCATTGCACGGCTGTGCTTGATATCGAATTGCTCAGCCATGATGCCGGCCAGTGTGCGCGGTGATTTGCCATTGATCATCGCCTCACCGATTGCGCGGGCCAGGTCGGCGCCTAAATCTCCGCTGAATTTATCCATGCTGTTGAATGTGCGCTGAAACACGATTTCGATGCGGCGCCGGTATGCGTCGGACAATAACACCTGCTCGAATGCCAGCTGGCTTGTAATGCCGATTTCGTAACCTGCCTGAACCGCCAATAAATTGATGCGCCCAATAGTGTCCGCAGCCCCTGCGTCATAAGGTCCGCGAATAAAAGCGTCAAAAAACCAGCGCGGCGGCTTTGTTGGCTCGCCAGTCTCAAACCACGCGTCTATTGTTTCCAGGATGAACGCACGGACATCGCGATACGGGTCGAGCATGTAGGTATAAACCTCGCGATTCATCGCCAGGCTATTTCCGTCCTGTACTGTGCTGGTCGTGTGCTGCAGATTCAGCAGGTAAGTTTTAATTTCTGCTGCAGCACCTTTAAGCCGCTTGCTTAGCTCGCGCTCAGCTCTTGCCCGGTTAGCTCCCTGGCGCGTCGGGTCTTGCTCGATGGTCAGCCGCTTGGCGTTATTGTGCAGCTTGCCGCATTCACACATTGGCTGATGGTTCCTGTGTGTCGTCCTGCTCGTCATCCGGCATGGTTTCGTCTGGCTCGTCTAAGTCATCATCAGCCGGCTGATACCCGGCCTCTTTGCGGATTTCGTCAATGGTGAATGCCGGGCCATTGCCGGCTGCAATATTGGCGGTGTTGACCTGAGACAGTTTTAACGCTCCTTCAATTTTCTGCGCGGCTGATGGTGCAGTCAAATCAGACCATGCGACAACGTGCCCATCTGCCGGCATTGGCAGCGCGCCGTACATATAGCACCAGTTCAAAAACGAATCGATGAAGTCAGTGCAGACGTTAACCCGGCGCGATTGCATCATGCGCATTAGGCCGGCGGTATCTTCATCACCAGCTTTGACGCCTGATTGTGTGCCAACCAGAACCTTTGCCGGTATTTGCACGGATGCCGCGTATTCTTCCAGCGCCATGTCTTTGTAGATTTTCGGGTCTGGCACTGTGTTGTTCATTGGCTTGGCTTCTACGCCGCTCATAAACAATACTTCGTCTAAACCCTCTTTCATGTCCTTCAGCGAATCATTGATCCCGGTTATCGTTTCCTTGCTGATTGTCTGTCCGGGCTGCATTGGTGTCAAAATCTGCTTATTCGCAGCAGCAATCCAGGATGCTTCACCGCCCGAGCCGCGGATCTTGTCCCAGTCCAGCAAGGCGTTAAACCCGGCCTCGTTTGTCGGCGTGCCGTAGATGCTGCCGCCCACTGCATTTTCTGACAGGATAATCAGCCGGCTGTGGTGAATGGTGAAGCTTTCCGCTGCCTTGGCGTCACGGTTGCCGGTGCCGGTTGCTGAATACGTGTAATTTACCGGGCGGTTGTAATTGTCGCTGGCCGGGTTTGTGTCGATGTCGTTTGGCTCAAGCTGACCTTCCCATAAAGGCATAAGCTCGATGATTTGCGGGTCTGTCACTTTGCCAAGTGGCTTATCTGGTGCCTGTCCATCGCGAACCCGGATGAACAGCGCAGAATAACGGCCAGTGCGCTGCATGCGGTCCGCATCTTTAATGTGCTTCCACAACTTCAGGCGCTTGGCCAGCTGTTTGACTGACTTTTCCCACGGCGTTTCGTCGTGCTCGTCGTCGTCACCTTCGCGAACTGTCGGCGCGTCCATCCAGCAAAGATTCACCGGGATCACAATGCCTGCCTTAGCCAGGCCGTTACGCTCAGCCATGTTCCAGTGCATGTAAAAATCGACTTGCATCGGATAGCCATAATCGAACCAGGCCTTTGCATGCTTCATATCTGCAAACGGGTCTGAACCGCTGAAACCTGAGCCACGGAAAAACGAATCACGTCGCTGCGCATTCAGTGCCATAGTGAGTTTATTCAGTTGCATCATCTGCTGATATTGCTGCGCGTTAACGCGTGGCTTGCGTGATTTGGTCATGGTTCTGGCCCCGATTGAATTAGCGCAATTATGCGTCAGTTTATTGGCGGTGGCAATTTATCGCCGGCCCGGGCGGATGAATGTGATTTCTTGCCCTGTGATTAGCATGTCGTTAATCGCGTCAAGCATTGGATCTATCTGGTCATCGTGGTTGCCGTTTGGCGCTAAGTCTGTTTCAGCCATCAATTCAGCTGTGAAGGCTGCGGCAATTGGCAGATAAACGTTTCCTGCCTGCACCTGTGGCGCACCGTCATACATGCGCGTTATTTTGTCTATTGAGCGCGGGATGCCAAGCACTGGCAATCCTTTCTGCTTCAGCTGCTGAATCAGGCCGGTTCCGCTTGCTTTGTCCTCTATCTTCATCTGCCTGAGCGTTGAACCGTCAGCACAGAACTTTGACTTATTCCAGAATGCCTCAGCCATTTCAAGCAGCTGCGGCGATTCCCACTTGCCGCGCACTTGGTCTATCAGGTAAATCTTTCCGTCAGCACTTTTGCCCCAGTGCTGCAAGACAGAATAGTCGTTTTGTTCTTTGGTTTTCAGTGCCGTATCTGCGTAAATCATGCGGTATTGCATCGGCGGCAATTCGCTGTAGAACTTCCACCACTCGCGCTTAAATATGCCGCCGCCAATAGGGGCCGGCGATTGCAGGTATTGGCCGGCGAAAACATACGGGTTGGCAAGCCGCATGCGCTCAAGGTCTGCCAGCGGAAATTGTTTAGGCCAGAACGACTCACCAACGTTATTCACTGCCGGTATCATCAAGTGATCCCACTTCTCGCCATTGCCGCCACCAAGCAGCCAACCAGACAGATCATCCTCGTGCAGCCGCTGCATGATTATGATGATTGGCACGTTGCGATTGTTTAACCGGCTTTCCATTGTGGTACTGAACCAGTCTTTTACGTTTTGGCGCATTAGTACGCTGCTCGCCTCGCCGGCCTTATGCGGGTCGTCGATAATAATGCAGCCGCCAAACGTGTCGCGCATTTTACCTGCGCCAACGCCGGTTATTGAGCCGTCAGCGCCTGTGGCGTAAATTAATCCGCCGTGATCGGTCCTGAACTCGTCTTTCGCCTTGCTGTTGTCGCTAAGTGATACATCTGAAAATATCTCACTGTATTTTTCGTGCATCATTACCGATCTGGTTGAATAGGCATTATTGGTGGCTAGTCGCTTTGAGTATGTAGCGTGAATGAACTCACTGTCCGGCCAGTTTCCCATACACCAAGCCATAAAATTTATTACTGCAAGCTCAGTTTTTCCTGACCGTGGTGGGATATTGATAATCAGCCGCTTTGTTCTGCCAATAACGACTTTTTCAAGAGCTTCACAGATTGCGACCTGGTGCCAATTCTCCAACAAGTCAAAGCCCTTACGGGCCTTAAACATGGCTTTAGTAAATTGGAACAGGTCGGTGCGTAGGTCGGCTATCTGGTTAGGAGTCAGAGCCATACTTTGCCTGAATAGCCGCCAATACAGCGCCAGACGTGTCTTTTGGCGTCATGCTGCCGTCGGATGAAGTGTGGTCGACCTTTTCAACGAATGCGCCTACAGCCAGGTGCTTGCCGATTAACTCAAGGTTTTTCACCTTGTCAGGCCATTTCACTTTTTTCAGTATCGCGGCTATTTGGCGGTCATCGCCGGTGCCTTGCATGATTTCTGACACTTCGATGCTGTTTAGGTAAGTGCGCCAGATTTTCGGCCACTCGCGGATCGGCTTAATGGTGCCGTCATCGTTGTGGATATCCAAAACATCCATCTGGTCAATTTCAACGAGGCGTTTTAAAACATAACTGGCGTCAATCACTGCTGCTTTTGTTACATTATCACGTAACTCTTGCGCCCTTGCTGCGACCTTGTTGTCATTTGCAAGCGCTGACGCTCTTTCCCAAATTGACTTATCCGTCATTCCAGCGGTGTTATAGCAGCGCCTGTACGCCTCAGCTTGGCTGATTGGCTGTCCGCTTGAATCAGTTCCGGTGGCTAATTCCAGCGCATATTTTTCTTGTTTAGCTGTCAGTTTTCGCTGCGCCATACATCACCAATTTGATCATAATTTAAAGCAGTTTAGCTCATAAAGTAAAAACGATAAAGCCCGCTATTGCTGGCGTTCTAACTCTTTCACCTTCACCCGATACCGTTTTATCAGCTCCTGAATTTCTGGAATTGATAGCTTTAGCGGCTGCTTAACATTTCGGGTGAGTCTTATTTTTCCCAAAAACACTCTCGTAACCATCCATACCAGAATTAAACCTTCTTTTTATTGAAGAACCTGAATGCTGCGCCCCTTCTGTTTTAGCCCATGAGTAAGCTGTTTTTTTCTCTCCGTTAATTGTTATGGTAAAAACTGAATCCCTATCTGCTGGATTAATATCACGCTGTGAATTGCACGCGTTACATAAAATTCTTAAGTTTTCAGGTCTGTTATCACTTTTAATTTTGTTTATGTGATCTACGTGAGTTGTGTATGGATTCCAGTCAGTTGAGGTGCCGCAAAGCTCGCACGGCGGAGTGTTACTACCGTATTTTTCATACATGACATACCTGTGCTCATAAACTTCCCCAGTGGAATTTGCTAGCGGGTGCTCAGGCATAAAAAGACACACATAGCCGGCGCTATGATTTCGCTTTAACTTTCTTGGCTTCATAGTTAAATCATAAGTGCCGTAGCGCATAAATCTGAAGTAATGCTTTTGGCATACTTGCTGAGCTGCGTACATACACTCTCTTTCGCACCCGTCAATTTTACACTTCATAAGATTAATACCCCTTGTTTGTATGTGTAATTATTACACGCTAAAGCAAGGCTTGCAAACGTCTAATTTCAGCGCTGTATTCTTTCTTCATCGCCATCCATTCTTCCGGTGTGCGCTTTGGCGTTTCCTGTCTGACTTCGCAGTATTCGATAATTTGTCTCGCTTCTTCATCACCGAACCTAAATGCTAACCCATCCTTATAGCCTGCAATGTCGCCTGACAGGTGCTTATTGCAATTTACGTTGTGCTGCAGATAAGTATTGCGCCGGTCAAATGCCAAATCAGGACGAGCCTTTCTGGTTTTGAAGTGGCCGCAGCACCACTGGTCGTTCCCTAGTGGCAGTTGGCAACTAATGCAATATGGTTCAATGCCTCGCTCTTTGAACCACAGTAATTCCTCAAGCCTGCGCATTTTGTTGAACAGGTCTTGAGTTTCATTTTTCCAATCTGTATCGCTTTTAATCGCCAACTTCCGGCGCCGGGTTTCTGCGTTAAACTCCTTTTGCTTTTTAGCCTTAACCTTTTCAGCTTGGGATTGGCCCCACTTAGCAGCACAATCAAAGCTGCAGAACAGTTTAAGATTTATCCGCAGCTCTGCAGGCTGTTTGCATACCGGGCATTTCGTCACTTACCGGCTCTCGATTCATGCCACCGCCACACCATCCCATCCTTGACCAGCTGACCATGCTCAACCATGCGCTTTGCAACTTCACGGCTGTTCGGCTTAAGCGCTTGGATAACAACGCCAGTCTCTTGGGCGCGCTTTTTGATTTGATCGTGCAGGCTTGTCATTCTTCCACCTTAAAAACTTTTGATGCTTCTTCGCCAGATTCACCATCACGCACGGTAATGGTTACCTCGCCTTTATCGTCATCGCGCCAGATAAATGTTTCAGGCTCTTTAAATTCAATCAGCCCAGCATCAGCAAGCATTTTCATTCCTGCTAAAGCGTCAGCATGGTGATTCATGTAGTCGTAAAGCTCGCTGCAAAACAACTTCCACTTGTCACGGGGTATTTGCTTAATCGCTTCCGTGATTGTCGCATTTGGCAGAACGTAGTCATTACTCATACCGGATTCCCCGCAACTTCAACGCAGCAAATCGGGACGCCAACGCCTTTCTCCTTCTGCATTGCCGCGTCGAGCTTTTCGATTGTGTCGCACGCTACCCGTCCGCGAACTGCTAAGCCGCGCTTTCGGCGTACGATTACGGTCTTTCCGTTACGGATTAGCGCTTGCGCGTGCTGCTTTGTGATTACCATCATGTTCATTTTTATTCGCTCCAAACTTATCACTTAACTGATTTAAGACTGCGCCAATCAATTTCCTTGATGCGCTCCACTGTTGCCGAGACTTCTTCCAGGCTATTCAGCGCCCTGTTAAAATTCGACTGAGCCACGCCATTCAGACTTGACGCAGTTGCATCCGATAAACCCCGCACAAGGTAATCACTCAGCGCCGCTTTGATGTCATCGCTGGCGATTCTGGTCAGGCTGAACAGCAGCTGAAGCCTTTCTGCACTCTGGCCGCCTTGGGTTAGGTATCTCACAACCCACCTTTACGAATATCCGCCAGCTTTTCACTGAGACAAAACACCGCGTCGGCCAGTTGCTTGTCGCCGGCCAGCAGGCTTTTGCATGCGTTCAGCTCATTCTGTGCGTTGTACAGATGAAACGAAGCCTCAGCTGGGATGCGCTCAGCTTTCAGGTTGTCGATGATAGCCTGGATGATCGCATCGGCCTGGTCAGCCAGCTCCGAGTTATGACTGCTGAGCTCTGAGCTTTTGCGGGCTGCGACAATGAACGCTTGCGCGTTTAACAGGTTTGCGATTTGTTCGATGCTCATTCCACACGCTCCAATTCCGCACAAGCCGACTCAACTGCGACCATAGTTTTAGCCGTGGTATTTTTACCGCCGACAAAGTTGTCAATGGTCAGCTTGGCGATACCTGTTTTGTCAGCGATTTCGCGGGAGCCGATTTTCTTGGCCCGCTCGCGCAGCTGGGCTAAATATTCTATTAATGGCATTTTTTTGTTCTCCGGTTGATTTTCTTAACGTCGAAAGCAAATATAATTCCGCTCACGGCATAAAGCAACACCAATCAGAAAATATATTTACTTCTTCTGATTACGCCAGCAAATCCGCAGCCGCCGCGCCATGTCTTCGGCATATTCTCCGCGCTGCTGAGCCAGCCAGCGCTTGATTCCGTCCGCGTCATACTTCTGCGTAATCTGGCTGGCCAATAGCCAGCACTGCTTGTCCTGCTCTATGGCTTCGCAGACTTCAACTGGCTGGTTGCACAGGTTGCCTGTTATCATTCGAAGCGCAGCAAGTGTTGTGCAAGCTGCTCCTGGTTTTCAAAAACCCTGCTTAAAGTCAGATCCCAGCAAACATTCAGCACCTGCCGATAGAACGCATTGAAATCGACATCATCGCACTGTGCAAAGCTGATGCTTTTTGGCTGCTTGCGCGGACCTGCCGGCGTCTGTATTACCTCAAAATATCCTGCCTTTACGGTTATCCATGAGCGGAATGATTCAAAGCATTTGCCCGTGATAGTTTCAGCTCTGCGGCTTTCCAACTCAGCGACAAACCCAAAGCACAGCGCATTGACGGCATCAGCAGACAAACCATGATGCACCAAGTACCGCTGCAGCCTGGCTACAGTTTCCTTTTCAACTTCAGCTACCATGCTTTCCGGCTGCCAGTAATCGAAAGCCAGATTAAGCAGCGCGAAAAACCGCCTGTGCCGCTTCAGGTTGCGCGGAGCGGTTACATCTGCCCGATATATCGTCCCGTGTTTCAATCGCTGAATGGCGTCAGCATCAGACTCGTTAACCGGCATTAATGACCGGCCTTGTCGCATAAGCATGATTTCAGTCATGGTGCATACCTTTCGCGCAAAGATTTTGCAACTCGCTCGTCCAATTGCATTCCAGCTAATTGCAATGCCAGCTCATGCTTCCGCTTCTTCCATGCTTTGTGTGCAGAATCCGCTGTTAGATGCAGGCCAAATCGCTCCATTTTATTGGTGAATGGGTTTCTGCAGTAAGATTCAAATTTGCCATTTGCCTTGTTAAGGCTTGCGCCTATCGGGTACTGCCCTCTTGCAGCTCCGCAGTCCTCCATAAAAGTATTGGTTATGCTGTCAACAAACACGCAGAACTCGGGACCATAAACCTTATTGCCAGCGCAAACTAGGTCTTTGTCCAGCTCTTTTCCATTCCAATCTTGATTTTCCATCCACGATCTGAAGTTCATAAATTTTAGCCACTCTGGGCAAACCGAGCATTCAGAATATTTTATGTTTCTCGAATTAAATTTTTCTTGGTAGCACCGCCTGATCATTCCGTACCATCGAGTGTAAAATGGGCATCGCCAAATAATTCTAATATTGCCATTTACCATGCCGTGTTTAACTACTGGGTAATCAGCATCATTAATCGCAACGCCATAAAGTTTGTTTTTCCTTCTCATTCGTCAAACCTCTTAAATGCTTTCTTTTTTGGTTCTTCAGCTGCCGGCAGTCGCTGCGTATCGCGAAACCGGCTCATCCCAAGCTCAGGCTGCAGGAAGGTTGAGCCAGTCTCCCCCATCCGGCTTTTTGCAATGATTACTTCTGTCAGTGAATGGTCTCCGCGCTGACCTTGGTAATCCTGGTCGTACAGAAAAAATATGATGTCTGCGGTTTGCTCGATGATTGATGAACCAAGCAGGTTTTTCATCTCAGGCCGTCCAGTGAATCCGCGGTTAAGCTGTGACAGCACGATAATCGGGCACTTCAGCTGCTTTGCTAATTGCTTTAATCCTTGGATATTTTTCGTGATTACCTCAATTGGCCCGTCATTCTGATTCGACGCTTGAATCAAGTGCAAGTAGTCCACCACAACCAGATCGATCCCACCCATTTTCATGGCTGTGCGCTTTGCCCGTGATTTCATCTCAGCAATTGTCTGCCCTGCTTTGTCGTCAATGCGGAAATACTGCCGGCGGTCCTGAATAATTCTCTGCGCGTTTTCCAGTCTGCCAATGTCTGCTGTGTCATCCAATGCCTTCCCTGTTTTAATCTTCTTCAGGTACAAGCTCCCAAGGTTTGCTATGGTTTTTTGCATCAGCTGCTCAGCTGACATCTCAAGGCTAAAAAACAGCACTTTTTTTGGGTTCGGATCCAAGAATGCCGCGTACTCTGCAAAGTTCAGCGAAAATGTTGTTTTGCCCATCGACGGAGGCGCGGCAACAACAATGATGTCCGGCGCTTGGAATCCTTGCGTAAAAGCGTCAATATTTTCAAACCCAGAAGATAAGCCAATCAATCCAGTTTTGCTGCTGATTGCCTTTGCCATAATTTGAAAGACTTTATCCATGACATCAACTGGATCGCGAATATCAGAATCTGATTCGTCCTGCCCAATCTGAGACACGGCATCAAGCGCAACTTTCAGGCGCTCCTCTGAATCTCCGGCACCATACAAAGCCTCACAAGCCTCATGGCATTTCACCAAAGCAAATCGCAACTTTGAGTTTTGTTTAACGATGTCGGCATATGCTCTGATGTTGGCTTGGCTTGGTGTGCTGTTAGCCATTGCGCCAAGCTCTGAGAATTCCAGGCCTAACCGGTTTGAATCAATCCAGTCAGCAACGGTTAGCAAGTCAATCTGGCGTGATGCTGCTGACATCTCCAGGATGGCTTGCCATGCAATAGAGCAGTCGCGGAAGTAGAAATCTTTGTAATGCAATTTCTCCAAAGCATACAAAGCGCCGTCTGTCTCTGAGTTAAGCAACATACCGCCAATAACTGATTCCTCTGCCATCCGGTTGCTTAAATTTTCCATAGTTTGAATCCGTTGGTCAGCACTGCTCATTTGATTAACCATAATTTTGCTCCCATTCAGTCTCAAAGTTTTTGACATATTCCGGGTCATCGTTCCAGCGTTGCTTATTCAGCAGCGTTGAGGCGTGAAGTTTATCCGCGCCGAACACGCCATGCTCAATCCTTTCGAGGTGAAATGACAAAATCAGATTCATCAGCATCCGGCATTTTGCTTCTGACTTACCTTTCATTAGGCGCTTAAATGCTGATAGCGCTTCCTGCTTTCCAACCTTCAGCGGGTAGTTGCTCCAGAACTTTTCGAAAATGACATGCACAAAATTATTTTCAGGATCCTTGTTAGGTTCATTGTTAGGATCGTGCGCCATTTTGGCACCCCTAGAGGTGTCATTTTGGCAGTTCCGTGGTGCCAAATTGGCAGTTCCGGAATTGTCTGAGGTGTCATTTTGGCAGTTCCGCCATACCAGTCGATAAACAGAAGTTTTGTTTGGCCTCCTGGTTATTTCTATAACGCCCAACTTTTCCAGATCGTTTATGTGGCGCTGAAAAGTCCTAACCCCCATTCCGCATGATTCGGCCATTTTCTCTATTGCATACCAGCTTATGCCATCATCATTTGAGTTATTGGCAATCTGCAAAAGAGCCAGTTTCATTCCGGCGCTTTCTGTCTGATAATCCCACGCCATAAAAGTGTGTTTTGCTGACATTTTTTAGCCTTCACTCTAATTCAATTGGGTTTGACAATGCAGAAATCGATGATTGTATTGCTGGGATTTGGCTTGAGTCGTAATCAGAATCTAAATTCATCTGCTCGAATGCAATTGATAAAAGATCTAGGCATGACGAATACACTGTGATGTTTAGCATGTTAAACGCAGCTGAGATGCCTTGCGTAATATCAGCGCAATCTGTGCAAACCAGGCTGCCAATCACTTCAGATTGCTCGTACATTTTTAAACAATCACTGTTTAGTTCTAAGTTAAGGAATTTTGAGTTTAATTTTTCGTAATTACAGGCCATCCTAACCGCGACTAAGTATCTACTGACCTGAAAGATCATGCCTGATTGGAATGGCACATTTTTCAGCTCAATAACGTTTACAACATCTCGATCACCGTGCTTTTCCAAAGTTATCATGTCGGCTATGCCATAACTACCCAATGATGGCTGCCTGCAAACCCCAATCACAGGCCTGCCGTTAATCGGGTTGCACCTGTAAGCGATAATGTAATCGTAAATTTGATCTTCAAACTCTTTTTCAGTCCTAAAAATGGGCATATAATTACCTCGATTATCGTTGTTTTAAACTGCCTAGCCGCCAGCTGGGCTTTTTTATATGTGCAAAGCTTCAGTTATTTTTGTGATGAACTGGTGATACTCTTTCTCTGTTAAATCATCGCCTGAAATACTTTGCTTTGCTGCTGAATACATCAGCCATTTAGTCCTTTCTTCAATAGTTCTTGCCGCTAAAGACTGACTGATCAGCCCTTCCATCGCTGCCGTGAAGTTTCCTTCGTACTCCAAATCTGCCAGTGCAGATACCTGGTCAATCAGGGAATTTTCGAGCCTGATGTTTTTTACCGTCTTAGCCATCTCTATAACCTTATGTTGCTTTGTGTGTTGACAAGCATATTGCTTGCTGTAATTATTGTCAAACCAAATGACAAAGGAATATTTATGAAAACAACCCTCTTAATCTACACCCTGGCCGGCGTGCTAAAGCTGGCCGTTCCATTCCAGAGCGCAGAGGCTTGCGACCGGGCTGCGGCGCATATGGCAAAGCAGCAGACTGCGCATATTTTTGTTTGTGAGGTGGTGAAGTGATCACAAAGGACCGCATGAATAAAATGCGCAAACTAACGCTTGATTTCGAGCTGGCAAAGCTGGTTCTGCAAAGGCCGGTTGAGCGTGGCGATCATCCATCATATTGCACTTTCGCCGGCGACATTATGCCACTTGCTTTTGAGCATGATATCAGCTTGATTAAGATGCTTTCTGGATGGCGCGCATGCACGAACAATGGGATTTATGTTGTGCACTATTTTGATGACGAAAGCCCGCTGCGGGCGATTGTATGCTGTCTTATCCTGGTTCTGCAGGCTCAAAAATGACAGCACCTCAAGCCAGTGACGGCACAAAACTTTGGTGCAGAGGGTGCTGGGTATGCGGCCCGATTACGCGCAGCGCTGGTCTGGACTTCCAGGCAATTGTCGACGCCTCTGTATCGGTTGAAATTGTTGAAATATTTATTTCGCGCATGATGCGCGGGTGATTGGAGAAAGAAAGTGATTAAACATTATCTGTACTATTTCACGCTGGCAATTCTTGCCATGTTCGCCGTTGATCTGGTCTTTGATGGCTGGTTCAGGTTTGTGCTTTATTTCGTTCTGGGCTGGGCGATTCCGCCTTATGGCGAACAGTACGACGCTGTAACATGGAAAATTTATGTCAGCAAAACTGAATGGTTAAACAACAAAATTGTGGTGGCAAAATGAAAAACATCGAATTGATTGATAAGGCGATAGATTATCTATCAGGCAAATGGGACAGCACCTATTCATTTTTAGCACGCGAAAATGGCGATAATGAAATGAGGGTTTATCACTGGCTGGTAAGCGAAAAAGACATTGATTCTTTAGATTTGGTTTTAGTCTGCACCCACTCAGAATTCGAAGCCCGCAAGGCAGAGCGGCAGAACAAGCCGGATTGGAAAGACCTGCCGCCAGAAACTCAATGGCTCGGACAGGACCGCTGTGGAAAATGGAAGCCAATGGTTGGCCCTAAGCCAAATCCTGAACGTGGCTACTGGGTGACTCATCATCATTTAAATCCGCAGCCTCGCGGCGAAGTAATTGGTAACTGGCAAGACACCCTAGAGCAGCGCCAGGCAGCAGCAGAACCAGAATGGCCCGATGAAGAGAGGATCGATATTATTGGCACCAATGGCAATGACGGACTGAGCTACGCCACAAAAGCGCCTGGATTTAATCACGGCGCCGGCGTGTTCAATATGATCCCGGCTGGTGCCAAATGCCTGTGTTGGTTTGATGATGGCCGCGAATGCTGGCATGAGTGCATCGTTATCGGATCGATAGATAGCGAAATTAAAAACGGATATTTTGCAGTTTCGTTAATTGGCAAGCATGAGCGTAAATTGGTTTGGGCAAATGAATTCCGCCCGCTGCGCACAGAGCGCGAAAAGTTCATTGAGGCTGCTATGAGTGCCGCCGGAGACTATCATAAACTGGAAGATATTCTGGGCGACCTATTTGACGCCGGATTCCGCGCGCCGGATCAGAAATGAACTACCAACCAAAGGGCAGCCAGTGCGCTGCCTGCTCCAAAAAGCATGATGACTGCAGTAAGCTTGATTTCAGTAAAATGCGGAAATATGAGATTACTGGCAGTATAACGGTTGTAATTTGCAGCCAGTTCAAAAAACAAAAGCCGGGTGATTAGTCCGGCTTTTTCTCTTTCCGCTTAACCCGGCAGATGCGGTCAATCTCAGCCAACTTTGCCGGATCGTCCCGCGTTTCTTGTTTGTAGCATGACAAATCAACCGATAACAGGCCGCCGGTGATGTGCTGCAGCTCGAACGCCATGCCGCGAGGCACAACCGGCCCCCAGTTAGAAATCGTGCCGGTGCTTTTTAGTCCCAGCGCCTTTGTTGCAGCACTATTGCTGCCGAAAAAATTGATTACATCAATCGTCTGCATGTGACGCCCCCTTCAAATTGTCGCTTTAAAGTATAAGCCTCACAGGCTGAAGCGGTCAAACTGAAAATAAATCTCATATTTTAAAGCTGTGATGGTTGACCATTCCGCTTTAGATGGTAAGCTGTAATTATATTTATTCAGGAGGAAGCTATGACCACACCAGAACGCGCAGCCGTGCTGCTGCAGTATGAAAAACTGGCCCAGCAATTCGATGACTTGCACCATCCGCACAATGTTGGAGTCAGCCGTGAAGATCTGCAGAAAATGCGAATCGATGCCGGCATGCGCCTGTTTCGTATGCGCAAAGAGAACGGGATTACAGTTCAGGAAATGACAGAGTTTAAACGCCGGGGCCGCCCGGAATGTTCAACAGTGGCGCAGGCAATTGGCCAGATGCGCGAGTTTTTTGGAGTGCAGTTATGAGTATCAAGAATGGTGATTTACCGGCAATGCCGGTCTATAACCCGCAAGGCGAGGTTGTCAGCGAGTACGATTTAGAGGATATGAAAAACAATTTCAATGTATCGTTCGGACTCACAAAGCGCGAAATGTTTGCAATGGCTGCTATGCAGGGGATTTTATCGAACGGCGTTGATTTTACTACGCATGAAGATAAAGACGTTGCAAGCGCTGCCGTCATTCATGCAGATAATTTACTCGCAGAGCTGGAGCGCACGAAATGATCACCCCATCTTTTGACGATTTCGACATGCCAGCACCGGAACCAGCCAAGCCATCGCTAGCAGTTGCGACCAAAGACATTGCGCCAGGCATTTATTACGGCATGAGCAACGAGCAGTACCACAGCGCGAATGGCATCAGCTGCAGCGGCCTGAAGCATGTCAATGAAAACGAAGCAGATTACGTTTGGGCCAAAGAATGCCCGCAAGACCCGGAAGCGCTGCGTGCGTTCGACATTGGTACGGCGTTTCACTGCATCATTGGCGAGCCTGACGAATTTGCCGTCCGGTACATCATTGCGCCAGAGTTCAACCGGCGCACCAACCAGGGCAAGGCCGATGAAGCTGCGTTTCTGGCAGAGGTGGCGCACGAAAATAAAATCGTACTGAGCCATGAGGATAACAAGCAGCTGCAAATGATGCGTGAAAGCTGCTTTGCGCACCCGGTTATCAGAATGCTGCTGGAAGCTCCCGGCGTTGCTGAGTCGTCAATATTTTGGCGCGACACGGAAACCGGCGAGCTGATGAAGATCCGGCCGGATAAGTATATCCAGCTGAATGATCATCATATCGTGCTTGATTACAAGTCAATCGGCCAGTTTGACCAGATGGAAAATCAGGTCGAGCGCATGGGTTATCACATGCAAGATGCTATGTACTCAGACGGATACCGCCAACATTTTGACGCTGAGCCTGACTTTTATTTTATCTTCTGCAGCACAACGCTGAACTGCGGACGCTACCCGGCAACATGTCGGCAGCTGTCAAACGAATGGAAGGCAGCCGGGCATCAGTTGTACCGCGATGCGATGCACAAATACCACGCCGCAAAGCGTGACAATGACTGGCTGAAAATCCCAGAACTCACTCGCCCTCGCTGGGCCAGATAATCTTAAAATATTAAGCAAATTATATTTACTTATGCTTTAATGTGTGAGAATGTAGTTTTGTTTTCAACCGGAGGATTTATGACGACAACACCAGTTCAAAGTTATGCGGCAACAGCACTGCAGGCTTGGTTTGATACTAACCCTGGCTTAGCTGCTCGCGGCATTGATGAATCAACATGGAACGCCCTTTGTTCTACGATTTACCCTGGCGCGAAGCCTGAGTCTGTCGTTATGGCTGTCGATTACTGCCGCGCTCGCGGCCTTGATGTAATGTTGAAGCCGGTGCATTTGGTGCCAATGAACGTAAAAGACGCGCAGACAGGCCAGTATGCTTGGCGTGATGTGCCAATGCCTGGCGTTGGCCTGTACCGCATCCAAGCAGACCGCAGCAAGACGTATGCCGGCGCTGATGAACCTGAATTCGGCCCGCCAATCACTCAGGAATTCAAAGGCAAAAACGGCAAAGTTACCGTTACTTTCCCGGAATGGTGCCGCTATACCGTACACAAAATCATTGGCGATCGCATTGTCCAATTTCATGCCAAAGAATACTGGATCGAAAACTACGCCAGCGAAGGCAAAGACAACGACGCGCCAAACTCCATGTGGAAAAAGCGCCCATTTGCACAGCTGGCAAAATGCGCTGAGGCGCAAGCACTTCGCAAAGCATGGCCAGAGATTGGCCAAGAGCCGACAGCTGAAGAAATGGAAGGCAAATCATTTGACGGCGAGATCAAAGATATTAACCCTGTACCAGCAGCCAAATCGCTGAAGTCGCTGCAGCAATCAGTACCATCAGCAGCACCAGAATTCGATGCAGCGCCGGCGGATTTAAGCAAAGCAATCAGCCTTTCTTTTGACTGCCAAACAGAATCAGACCTCGGCCAGTGGTGGCAGCAAAACTGCCAATACGCTGAAGGCACTGAAGAGCACAAAACTTTATCCATGGCGTACTTCGAGCGCCTGAACGAAATCAAACAAGCGGGGGAGATGTAACATGACAGAACAAGTGCAAAACCTGCCGGCAGTCGAGCCGGTAGAATTATCCGCAGTGATTGCGACACCGGTCGTTATCTCTGGCAACTTCGATGCGGTTAAACAGTACGTATCAACTGAACTGAATCGCTATGATGTCGTTGTAACCGCTGACACCCTGGCCGACTGCAAAAAACTGGCAACGCAGCTAAACAAAATGGCCAGCGAAATTAAAGCCCGCGGCAAAGCGATCACCGACGAAGCCGCGCAGCCGATCACTTTAATCAAAGACCAGATCGCCGAAATTGTGAATATGTGCCAAGCCGGTCGCGAAAAGCTGACAGCTCAGGTCAAAACCTTTGAAGATGAAACTCGCAAGCTGTGCGATCAACTGCTGGCCGCGTGCCGGGCTGAACTGTGGGAATCTACCGGCGTGCAGCCGGAGTTCCGCCGTGCTCAGTATGCTGATTTGGTTATTCTGACCAATGTCACCGGCAAAGGCGCTTTAACTGCCAAAGCCAAGCAGGAAGTGAAAAACCGGGTAAACACGGATAAACAGCTGCAGGACCAGACAGAAAAGCGCCTGCTGATGCTGGAAAACGTTTGCCTGAAAGCCGGCATGATTGCGGCGCTGACCCGCGCGCACGTTGAAACATTCCTGTTTGCTGACGATGCAACATACCAACAGCGACTGGACGCGATGATCGAATCAGAATTAGAGCGTCAATGCGCCACTGAGCAGCGCTTGCGTGAGCAGCAAGCTGCAGAGCAGGCCCGCATTGATGCGCAGCGCCAGCGTGAAGCTGAGCAGGCTAAACAGCGGGCGCTGGATGAACAGGCTGAGCAGTTCCGGCAGCAGCAGGCGCAACAGCAGCAATCAGCGCCAATCGCGCAGCCTGAGCCGGTACAGCTTCCACCAACTGCACAAGCTGCACCAGGTAACAACTTCCAGCAGCGGCCAGTACCGGCACAACCAGTCGCAGCGCCGTCTATCGTGTTTGGTTTCGGTGAGCGCTCAACAGGCAAGCTGGCTGGAAAGTCAGCTGACATTAACGACGCAGCACGGCAAGCTCTGGAATTGTGGCAGCAGTCAGGTGCAGAGCTTGGTATCTGGCAAAAAGACAGCTCAGGCGTTTTATTGGTCGCCATCGTTGCAGATGGTTCAGTTTTCTGGCGGGCGCAGTAATGCGCCTTTGGAGTGTATGAAATGGATCGTAATACCTATCGGACGCCGCCGGAGCTGTTCGCGGCATTGGACGCGGAGTTTGATTTTGAAATCGATGTTGCAGCCAGCCGCGAAAACGCACTTTGCACGACGTTTATCGACGAAGCTGGTGATGCCTTAAAAAGCCCGTGGGTTGATAATTTCAATTACATTTCGGCTGGCTGTTACGCATTCTGTAACCCACCTTATTCTGACATCATGCCCTGGATTAAAAAGGCAGCTGAAGAATCAAGGAAATGGCTTGGCTGCGTAATGCTGGTGATGGCAGATACCAGCGTTGGCTGGTACGCTGAAGCAATTAAGACCTGTCAGGAGGTGCGCTTTATTGTCGGTGGCCGCATCAGCTTTTTAGATCCAGTCACAGGCAAACCGGCTGCAGGCAACAACAAAGGCAGCATGTTCTTAATCTGGCATCCGTTCGGACGCACCGCGCCAGTGGTCAGCCACGTTCAGCGTGATGAACTACTGGCTCGCGGAAAATCACTTTTAACAGCAAAGGAATGACTATGGAACCAAGCGCAATTTTATGGATGATGGCAGCATCGTTTGCGCTTGGGTTTATTGCGGACAAGTTAAGAAGAAAATGAACCCAATTAAACCGCGCTATTGGGCGCATGAGCGAATCCAGCGCAGACATGAGCGCGCAGCACGGATAAAACGCTATGCAGCCTCTGCGCTTTGTTTTTGCCTATTAATTTTGATGGTGATGCTATGAACGATAACTTTGATGATGAAATGGAAGATTTACAGGGCATGATCGACGGAATAACGCAGGCGCTTAAGGTGTTGGCCTGGCTGGCTTTTGGTGTTGCAATTCTGGCTATGGTGATGTTATGACAATTCGCGCAGAGATTGAAAAGCTGCTTGCGACTGGCCTGCGCAACTGCGAAATAAGCAGGATATTGAACTGCACTGCCTGTTATGTTAGCGAAATAAGAGCGGAAACTGGCATTAGAAAGACATCGGCAACTGACCGTCGCATAGGCACTATCAAGTCAATGGCTGCTGACGGTAAATCTGACGCTGAAATTGCTGCTGTTTTATATGTCAGCGCCGATACTGTACGACATGACAGGCAAAAATACGGCATCCTGCAAAGGCAAATACACCCAAAGCACCATGAAATTATCAGACTGTCGCACGCAGGATTTAAGCAGGCATATATAATGCTGAAACTTGATGTTGCAAAAAAGACAATCAGAAAAGCTCTTGAAAGGCAGATGCGCATGGATAAAAATGCCGGCACAAAAACAGCTAGTGCCGGCGGGATCAATCAGCAATCCGATATGATAACTACAACAGATTTACAATCTGACCGGCCATCTGATAGCGTCAGCTCGATGTGAATTTTTGACCGCCCGGCAGCGACACCAGTAACCATAAAACCAATCTCGTTGCCGGATATATCAGTGTCGCCAATGGTTAGCGCCGCTGTATTTTCTGAAACGACATCAGCAGCCGAAATTGTGGCACCGGCCATCCAGGATAAATCAAGCCGAATCCAATACCGATCAACTGAACCAGCCGGCAGCGGTCTTGGTATGGTTACTGACATTACGCACCCCGCGTCAGAGTCACAGAAGTGATCTGAGAAGTCCCGCCAGAAACATAGCTTGTGGTCGTGACGATTACCGGCGTTCCAGATGTACCGACAGCGAGTTGTTCAGTGTATGACCCAGCGACAAGTCGCGCGAATGTGGCAGTGCCGGTCGCGTCAATCGTGTCGTTTGAAATGGCGTTGGCTGTCATTGAGCCAGATGACGGAGTGCCAAAACCGGCCAGTGTATGCGCGGCCAGTACTGTGTTGCCAGATAAAGCAGAATCAGCGTTAGCCGGTGGAGTGCCGGAGTAAATAGTTAAAACAGCAGTCGCCATAATAGTGCCGTAATCGGTCAGCTGCTTATTGCGTAGTGCGACGTTACCTGACATATATCACCTCAAAATTGTGCGCCGCGTGACGGCTCTTTAAATTGAATACCAGCACCGACGCCGGCCATTGGGTTTAAACTAATCACTCGCGCAGACACTGCGAAAGAAATTGCACCTATATCATAACCGATAGTAGCGCTAACGTCTTGCGGCACTGGCACAGTCGCCGATGCAGACACGGCAAACACGATTTCGCCAATGTCATAGCTTGCCGTAGCCGACACTGCCGGCACAGATGAACTGGCTGACACGTTAAAATCAATGGCGCCAATATCATAAGCCACTGACGCGGAATTGCCGGCAACTATCACCGATGAGTTTACAGCCCACTCAATTTGCCCGATGTCGTAAGATATTTCAGATGCAATTACCGGCGCAGATGATGCGGCAGTGACAGCAAAGCTTATTTCTCCGATATCGTAGCTAATTGTTGATGCTGTGTTTTCCCAGCCAATCTCAATCGTAACCGTAAAATCGCCATAAGTAACGCCATTCAGAAAGCCGCGATAGTCAAATGTATACGCGCCATCCGGCGCACCGGTAAAGCTGAATGAGCTATCCTCGTTGACAGTCAGCGTCCCGGCGCTAGGCCAGGTCAGGATCTCCCCGCGCATTTCGTCTGTTGGCGCTGCACCTTGCGCCGCAATATCGTTGTAGAGATAACCCGCACCACTGGTTCCTGTTGATGGTATATCCTGCGCCAGGATGCCGTTGCCTGCAAACAGGCTGACAACGGTCTTACCGGAAATCAGGCTTGCGCTGTCTACTCTGATTGTCATGTAGCTGTTGCCTTAACTGCGCCTATCGCAGTTCCTATTGTGATAAAAACGTTGTACTCAGTGCCGATAGATAAGGCGGCATCAGACACAACAACGTCAGCTCCAGCAGTGCTTGTCATCCCTGTTTTACGCACAACTAAAGCACCAGTAGAAGGATTGTAAACGTCAACTGTAATGCCACTTGCGCTTGCTATTGGAGCGCCTGCGTTGTTGCACAAATCTGTCAGGGTGAATGATGGCACAGCAGGCGCAGCGGCAGTCGTAAACGGCGCCGACGTTGACCAAGCACCGCTCCCAAAGCTATTGACCGCCCTAAACTCAATACCATAATTCGTGCTGGCAGTCAGTCCAACAAGCGACTGCGGAGAAGCCGAAGCTGTTACAGCAGTGCCGCCATCAATCCGATACTGAATACTGGTTTGGTCTGATGCACTGTACGTATATGGCACTGACGCAGTGGTTTGTGTTGTTGTGATTGTACCAACAGTGAATGAGCCGGATGGTGGTGAGCCAGCAGCA